AACTACTATTACATAAACTTTCTGATTATTTGCTGTTAAAGAAGGTGGTTCTTTATTCCAGTTAGTGGGTGCAGTATAACTATTAGTACTAAAATTATAAGTAGGAGCGCTAAAAGAAGGGGCGCTTCCAGTAGTTGCATCTGAATAATAATATATTTCTGCTACTGCTGTGCCATCTACTCTGTAAGGAGTACCCCAACTCCAAGTTGTGCCTCCTTGTGCTTTATTACCTTTTACAGCCCACAAAGGATCAGTTCCCGTAGGGACATCGTCTGTCCAAGCAGGGTTTGTTTCTCCTGATGGGAGACTTCCATTTCCAGATACTCCTGGTGTCGTAGCTTTTCTTATAAATGCTAAATTAACAGCTGCTCCTGCACTTCCATCTGCTCCAGTTATACCTTTTGTTACTGCATATTGTTCTGCTATAGAGTATGTTGTACTTCCATCAGTAGTAATTTTAGAAAGTATTGCATCTTGTAAAATAGAAGGTTTAAAAGTTTGAAATTGAATAGTTGCACCTGAATAAGTAGTCTTTACAACTTCATCTACATACATTAATGTATCACTTTCAATAAATTGTATTCTTCCATAATAAGTAACAGGACTAAATGTTAAAGTTACTCCATTTCCTATAGTTTGGGGAGAACTTAAAGTTATTGAAGTACCACTTATTGCTGTAACAAATACACTTGAACTTATTCCTGTTCCAGTTACTTTATGTCCTATTTTTATATTAGAATTTGAAGACCCTATAGTTAAAGCTGTAGAATCACTTATACTGCCACTTGAAGTAGAAGTTGTAGAACTACCATTAATTATTCTTACTAAATCGCCATTATTAAAATCTGATTCAAAAGAAGTAGAAGTTCCTATTATTGCGTTATCATTTGCAGACACTGCTATTGTTCCACTTGCAGCTGTTAATCCATTATTAGAAGCACCGACTTCTTTAAAATAAGTAACTGTAGGAGTAATTGAAGTATCGCTATGAATTTGAACTGCTTTAAATCTATCTGTAGAGTCACTTTCGTCAAATAATAAATAAGCTTCTGCAGATGCTCCCATTCCTGAAAAATCTTGCTGGTAAGTAGAAGCTGTAGCGCTTGAATTTAAAAATGTTTCTCCACTCGGAGAATCAAATTGATAAGTACTTGAACCAATTTCTAATAATCCTGTAGAATCATCAATAGTTACAGTTTGATTAATTGAACCACCTTTAGGAACTAAATCAACTTTAGAAGTAAAGGAATTTCCAAGACTGCTTTCTGCAATTTCAATCTGTCTAACTGTATATTGAGATACTGTTCCCGAGCTTGAAACAGTTCTGACTTTTATTTTATATATACCTGCTTTTATATTTTTAAATGTTAAAGTTTGAGTTGTTATATTTGTTTTTATACTTCTTGCTTCTCCCCTAATATTGTGGGATACTTCAAAACCTGAAGCAAATTTATATCGAGTACCGTTTGAGTTTTCAGGAAACTTCCAGTTTACAATTAATTGATGTCCTTGTGAATCTGCCGCAGTATTTGTAGAAATAGACCCATCAGATATGCTCATAGGTTCTACACTCAAACTAATACTATCAGGTGCAGGTACTACATCTTCTGGATTAGGGGAATTATCAACAGGTCTAATATTAAGTTCAAAACCTCTTTCAATCTGTGCAAATTTATTAGCAGCAAATTCTGCAGCTACTATAGAATATTTATAGTTATCTTCTTCTTTAATAGATATTACTTTGTATTCTTTTACTGTGCCTGTTTTTTCTGTTCCATCGGAATTAAATAATCTTAATGACCATATAGTTTCTTCCTCTGGAGCTTCACTAAATGCTGAAGATACAGTTAAAGAAGAAACATTTCCTGCAGATGTTGTTACAGTTTTAGTCTCTATTCTTACATTTTCTGACCAAAAAACTTGTACGCTATTATTTGAATCATCACTTAAGTTAGCTGCATCAGACTCAGAAGTAATATTTGGTATTAAATCACCTCTATTATATACTACGCTTGATATGGTTGCAGTCTCTTGTTCTAAATATGCGCCACCTTTAGGGTAAACTAATAATAATTGAGGTGGAAAATCACTTGAATAAGAGGGTAAATTAATTGTTCTATCTAAAGGTATTACTGTTGTAGTTTTTGTACCTGTTGCTGAAACTCTTCCTGAATAAGATGATCTGTCTCTGTCTGCGTCTTGGACTGTAATAATATCTCCAGGCCCTAAACCTACAGCAGCAATACTTGTTACAAAAGATACTGTTTCTTTTTCTAATCTTTCACTTAGAAGCTTCCACTTACCTGCTCTATGTGCTTGACCTCTTGATGTACAGCCAAATGCTAAATGTTCGCTTCTTACAATTCTTCCTGTTTCTAGTATTCCTTGCTGGTCTTCTACATATTCAGTACTTTGTCTATAATTATCATTTGGGTCATTCCATTGAACTTTTACTTGATTAGTTCTAACTCTATTTCCTGTTCCTTCATATTGAAAAATTCCTCCTTCTATATTTCCTTTTGTAAAAGCATATACAGGTTCTTTTTCTCTATCAGAAATTGCAGTTACTTGACCATCTTTCCAAATAGCCATTCCTCTAAAAACACTTGCGAATTGTTTTAATACATTCGTAGCTTCTGCTGCTTTTGATAAGTACACATTAGTTGTAAAACGAGGTTCATATCCACCTTCTCCATCAGGAACTAATTCATCACAGTACTTTGCTAACTGAAATAATCCATATTTATCTATATTTGATTTATCTATGAACTGTCCTAATCCATATCTTTCGTTTGTTAATAAATCATAAAAAACCCATACTGGATTATTGCAATATACTTTTTCATAGTTTACTGATGTTGCATCAAAAGTAGTTATATCTCCTCTAAAATTACCGTCCCAATTTTGATAAGTACTTTCAATTGCTCCTGTAGTTATATTTCTTGTATAAGCTGCTGCTCCGCCTGTCTCATCTCTTGTAAGATAGTTTGTAGGAACTTGTATTTTTAATCCTTTTAATAAATAAGCTCTTTGAGGTAATTGACCTTCAAAATCAGCAGCATTGAAAGATGTTGAGATATAAGAAGTGTACGGATATTTCAACTTATCTTTTATTATAGATTCTATTGTAGCTAAAGTACAAGGGTTTGTATGTCTATAACTGCCATCTTGAAAATTCGTATCATTTATTCTTCTTACTCTAATTCTCCAATCATCATAAGGTTGGAATTTATCTGTAATTATCATAAATTCTTCACTAAACTCATTATACTGAGGTTCGTTTGGTTTTATATATCCAGTATTTGGAAAACTGCTGGTCGTAATAAAGTTGACATTTCTGCCTCCTCTTCCAGTGCTTCTATTAATAATTTGACTATTCGTAGGTCCATACAATAGTTCTGAGATATAACTCGAACCATTATCTACACTATACTCAAAGAATATTTGAAGTTCAACAAAAGAAGATTCTTTAGAGCCACTTGATTTTATTGCGTGACAAGCAGGCAATTTAAAAGTTAAATGAATTTCATCTATTTCGGAAGGATTAGATACTCCTGCAAGAGCTGAAGTTATAATTGTATCTTCTGCTGTACCTTCGGATTTTGTCGGCTCATCTAATTCATTATTGTATCCAGAAACTAAATTTCCTCCAGTTCCTACTCTTGCTCTTAAATCTGACTGTTCTAAACTTATGTTTAATGCAGTGTTTGTTGCTGCAGAACCAAAACCTGTTTCATGTGGTATATAATCTTGATTTCTCTCACCTGACTTAAATTGCATTTTGACTTTCTCAAAATTCATTATATCATCATTCTGACCAACGATTGTATTAAGAGCAGATATTTGACAAGATACATTAGAAGTCGTTACAGGAACAGCCTTAGAAAGTGTTGCTACATTTCCTGATATTGAACTAATACTTGCATTAAAATCTAAAGAAATATTTTTAGAAGATACAGTTACAGCTGCGACATCTTGTACAGTAATTTCTGTTGCACTTACAAAAGTTTTAACTTTAGTTATTAAGTCTGTTCCATCTTGTCCTGCTCCTGCTATTCTTATAAAAGCCTCCGGAGTAACTGATCTTGAATTTACCATATCAGAAGTAAAGAAAGAACTACTTGTTGTCACTGTATCAGAACCTGCTGTCATACTTGCAATGCCAGTTCCTTGTTTTTCTGCTCCAACAATAGTTACAGTTCTCGACCCTAAGTCTAATCCTGATTTATTATTTAAAGTAAGTGAATTTATTTCTCCGAATTGAGAATGAGTAATATTTGCAGAACCAGCTGTAGTACTTAGTATAACTCTTCGAGGTTTCATTATTTCATTTGCTATATTATCTATAAAAGGTACATCATTTATAAATATAGAAGCAAAGCCATTTGCTAACCCTTCTATTGGGCCTTCAGAGAGTATATCATAAACAACAGCATGTTGTTCCTTATCAGGATGCCTTCTACTATTACTAACTATTGTGGGTTTAGTATATTTTGCCATTTATATTCCTATTGCTGTGCTTTATAGTCTGCTGAACTCTTTGTACCTGTATGCGGTGCTGTTTGTATTGTATAAGATGAAGATCCATCTGATTTATAGTTTGTCCTTGTTCCTGTAGTTGCATAATTTGAACTTGCATATGAATTTATTGTACCTGGAGCAAAACCCTCATTGATTGGAGTTCCGCCTATTTTCATTTGTCCATATAATACTGGAACAGGTTGTCCTTGTTCTATATTTTGTCCTGCCCCGTTAAAAAGGAAAGAAGGGTCAGAAGTCATATTATCTGCCTCGGGTGCTGACATTTCCATTAATCCCATAAGTGCTAAATTTACTCCTAAAGCAGCGACTAACATTCCGGGCACTGTTAAACTAACTGCAGCGCCATAACTCATAGCTGTAGCAGCTGAAACAGTTCCTGCTGACATAGCTCCTCCTATAGTAGTTGCGCCTGCAGCTCCGGCTCCTCCAGCTGATGTGAAGAAAACTCCCATACCCGGAAGAAAGAAAAGCGCAGCTAATAATAAAAGTCCTGCGATTAATTTTCCTAAACCTTTGCCTGAACCTGCTGGAACTGGAGTTATAATTACAGTATCTTTTAAATTAGGCAACCATAAATCTTCTTCATCTTCAAAAAGTTCGTCTCCATTTTGAATACTAAATTGTATATTTTTATTATGACAGTCGATTAAATATTCTTTAAATCCTTCAACTTGGCAATCAATAAGTTTTAATACATCACGCATAGAAGAATCAACAGAAGTCCATTCTGCTCCAAATTTTTCTCCTAATTCTCCCATCAATTTAACGTGGGTCATAAATATATTCTCCTCTTTCTGGTAGTGATACAATTAAATATGGTACCCCTAAAACTTTTGACACATTTTTATCATGCTCACTTGGATGACAATTTTGCCCGTAGTGACTATGGACTACATATAATATTTTTGAAATAATCGAGTGACGAACGTATTCTTTTGGGTCAATGTAAAAAGAATTTTCATCTTCACTTTTATTTTCTACAGAAATAAATTTAATTTCGTTACTTTTTTGAACTATGAGTCCGCAACCTTCACGCGGTGCCTCTTTCTCCATGTGACTATATATTTCTGGTAATAATTTATTTAAACTTTCTTGCACCTGGGAATCCTCCAAAAGGTAATTGTGCTACTGTACCTGGTTTTGCAGAACCTGAAATAAATCCGAATCTTTTTGTACAAGATTTTAATCTTTTTCCGCAAACATCCCCTCTTTCCCAGTAACTATTAAATCCAGGAGCAACATTTGAACCAGATGTTTGTGTTCTTGTTGCTTTCCATAATCTTACTTTACTATCAGAGCCCGTATAAGTTACATAATTATTAAACCTATCGTCCGTATAGGCATAGTAGTTTGCACTTGAACTGTAAGTATCAAATATTCTTATTCTTGCCCATGTTGCACTATTATCTGCAGGAGTATTGTCTGTATTTGATGTTGCTTGCCAGTAATTTAATATCGTTGAACTATCTGCAGAAGTATCTATAGTGCCGTCTTCGTTATATCTTCGAACTCCAGATGCTGTTCCTAAAGTCAGCGAAGTTTTATAGTAGCT